GCCCTATTTATTTAAGCTTTAGAAAAACTTTGTTGAATTTAGATTTTGGCATACTGTGTCGTGTTCATTTCTTTAACCGGATATGATCCCCCGATAAAAAGGGTGATGGTCTAATGGAGGCAAAGCACTTACTAGAGATTAAATAAATAGAGACGGTCATATCATATTTCTCCCTGAGGAGGGATACACCTCAAAACCCAAAAACAAAACTAACTCAATCATGGCCACAACTAACATTTTTACGATTTCTAACAAACGCACCGGAAGGTATAAGACGTTTGTTCAATTTGCAATATTAGCAAATTTAATTAACAACATAGTATGCTCAAATAGTACTATAACATCGCAAATAAAAATTAATTTCGTAGCTGCGTTGAATTATTCAACCTTAATTGCTACCTTAGCAACACCATTCTTAATAACCATATCACTAATTATATTGATACAGTATATATCAAGATTTTTTAATCTGTTTTACTATTCTTCACAGGATTATCTGCATTCGACTGAAACACTGTTTGCAACTGGAGAAATAAAACACGGAGACATTAATGAACATATACTATATCAGACAACTAGTAATTGGTCTATAATAAGATGGCTTAATTGCTATAAAAGGACCAAGAAAACACAATTTGTTTTTATACAACCTGCATTAGGGAAGCAGGTGGAAGAGGATAGACACAGAATATTGTTTAAAATAATAAATGGAACACTACACACTACTTATAAAATCAATGATGAGGAATTTACATCACCGTACTATAATATGAAATCATTAAAAACTAGATACTTATGTTTACAAGTTGTACAATTACCTAGAATCAAGATTAATGGAGCAACATTTGATAGATTTTCAGTAACATACCAAGCTAGACCTAGAAGAACTGGATGTTCATTTGAATACACATTAGACAAACTACCAGAGATAATTATGGATAGAGACGTTTTATGTGCATATAATACACATCTGGTTTCAATAATGTTAATAGAAGACAGTGACAATCTTGTTGTAAATGTACATGAACCTAAGAAGATCAGTATAGTACATATGTATAAAGATTCATTGAAACAATCACAAGCAAACGTAGAATCATGGACCAAACCAAAAAATCAATTTGATTTATCAGCTTATAACAGAGATGTAAACTTAATGAAACTACGTAAATACACACAAATTATTTTAACACAACCACCACCAGATAACACTAATGTTGATGAAGAAGACGAAAACAAGCAACAAGAATTATTATTTAAATCTTCAGAGTTAGACATCAACACGATAGAAGCACCCACACAAAATCGCAATTTACCACACCCAGACAATGAAAGTGATTCAGAAGAGGAATTAATAACTAAGTTGGTAGATCCTAAAAGAAGTAAAAAATTAATTAAAAAGACATTTAAAGAACTTTCTACCATCTTACCAAAGTTTAAAAGGAAAAAACGACAATTGCAACAACCACAACCACTCACAGAATCAAATGACAATCAACAACAAGGAAACTTTAGTGCTGAAAGTAATGTAAGTAACCAAGATGAAAATGTTGAATCAACGCAAACTAGTAGTAGTACTGTTAACATCGTAACTAATAATGCATCACAAGAACAAATACAAATTGAAACGAATGTTGATGAACACGTTGAAAACAATGCTATAGACGAAAACGCTCCTGAAACACAAATTGTTCTTACGGAAACACAACCGCAAGAGAACCAAGAACAACAACAACAAGAGCAGGAAGAAGAAGCACAAGATCAAACACAATCAAACAATACTAATAATGAACAAGTAGAACCAACCTCTAATAATAATCAGGTTAATAATGAAAATAGTAGACTAGAATTTGAATTTGAAGAGGATGAAGAAGAAGCAACAGCACCTTCACGAAACGAAGAAACAATAGAAATAGAAATAGAAACTGCTGAAGCAATCCCAGTTAGTGAAGAACAACCTAAAACCTCTAATAAAACAATCACCACAACAACAATCAAGAAACAACCAACATGGGTAACAATACCACCACAATCAAAGAGAAAAACCATGCCACTTCTAGATTATAATCCATATATTACTCCAGTTAAACAAGACCAACCAACAATTATATCAAATCCAGATGATAATAATATTATAGAATCAAACATTGCACCAGATGACAGAGATAAAACTAGAAAAATGTATCTAACAGCAAGTGTGAATGGATGTGTTCCGAAAACAGGAATAACTACTAGCATTTATGCTTATGTAGCCAGATATTACAATTCATTATCAGATGTTTCAAATGATAACTTAGTTGAAATGGAGAAATTTTCAAAAGAATACGCAGACAAAATTCAAAAATTGACAGGAACACTAACACCAGCGCATTCTAAACAAGCCTCCACTAAATATAAAGAATACTTGGAGAATCATAAAATTAATATTTTTGGAAAAACATCTAAACACGGAATGTTCGTGAAAGCTGAACAATACACTAAACCAAACAGACCTAGAGTAATAACTGACTGTAATAAAACAGTGACTATAGGATTATTAGCTTACACTTATCCATTGCATAAGAAATTGAAAGAACAATGGACTTCATATGGTCCAGGAAAATCAAAAGAAGAAATTAGTATACATATGAAGCCACACCATGTTGGTGAGGATTATAGTGGACTCGACGGAACCACAAATTACAAGGTAAGAAAAACTGTTGAAATTGAAATTTTTAGAAAATTATATCCTAACCATATAGATAGCATAATAGATCTATTAAATCAAGAATTATTTGGAACATTTGTACTTGGTAAAGACGCTAAAGGAAGACCAATGGTAGTATCAACTTGCGGAACACGTTTATCGGGTTCAGCTTTAACATCTGTTATGAACACATTAATAGTTCTATTTGCTCAATTTATGTTCTATAGGAAAATTAAGGGTTTAAACATTGATGAAGCTTTTGATAAAATAGGATTTGGATATGGAGATGACACCACTTTAGCAAGTGATGATGTATATGCATTCACATTTTTTAGTGACAGATATTTTGGTATGAAAGTTACAATTGAAAGTAGTAAATTACCAGGATACACATTCTTAGGAGCGTTTAAAGCAGGAGGAAAAACAATGCAAGACATTGACCGAGTTATATCTAAACATACCACTTGTTTTTCACCTTATTCACGTGCATTAGGACTGGCG